CTCACAAGTGACTTCCGGTGCTGCGGGATCGGTGGCGTCAATATCAACAACTATTCCGGTTACTTCGTTCGGAAACATGATAATGTCGTACATGCGTACATAGTAATTTCCATTGGCGTCAAGATCAACAGCATCTAAGACGAATGTTATAGGATCACCCTCTGCGGGTTGTGCTACAATATCTGTGGAGTGAATTACCTCATGGATATGAGTTTCCTCATAATGACCATAAGTATCGAGTGCTACCGGTGTCTCAAATCCCATGGATCTGAGCAACTGGAAATAAGAAGCCCCTTGATCTCCGTACCTTCTGAAAAGTACATTGAGTTTTTCAGGTTTATGTAAATCAAAACCTGATACAATTTCAGAGGCATATATTTGTGCAACAGCATCTGGATTCATAATTTATAGATGTTTAACGTTAATACTAAAATACATTGCCTCTTGTATTACTGCCTGCTAACGGTCCATGTCTAACTGAAACGCCTTATCTCTTTTTTCATCAAAACTAAGTTTCTCCTCTTCTGTGGCAGGAGTCTCTCTTTTGATTTCAGAGGGATTATGGTAAATCTTCAAAATCTCTTCCTGATTCATGCCTTTAGCACGCTCAAATATGGCGTGTGTGATACGATCAAGGTTGTCAACAATACTTCTGTCGCGGAAATAATTAATAACGCTTGCGATCTTCGATTCATTGCCGAGAATATCTGTTTCACTAATTTCCAGTTGGTTATTAATGGCATAATCAATGGCTTTTTGCATAATGGAATTAGAAGTCTCCCCCGGTAATACGAAGTTGACAAATTCCTTTACTTTTTTCTCTGGATCTTTGGCGTCTCTCATTGGTATAGGAACCTTTGATGAATTATCCACAATAATCTTTCCGATTTTACCCCATACCCCCCTCTGAATTTTTTCAGTTTCGGGCGTCCATTTCTCTGGACCTGCCGAAGCTTCCGGAGGTTTTTCCTCTGCAGGTTCCGGCATCTTGATCTTGCCCTTGAGTTCAATAAGCCTAGTTTTTGCTTTCCTTGCTTCTGTTTGAAGATCAAAAAGATTATCTTCATACTCCTCTTGGGTGAGATCACCTGATTCAATTTTGCTCTTATCCACGTTGAATTTCCTCTCGAAATTCTTACGCACCCGTGGAATATCAGCTACAAGATCGGGATCTTCGGATATTCTCAACCAGATAAGTGCATCCATGTCATCCATGTTTGCAACATCCGAATTGTTTAATTTCCTGAAAACCTCAAAACTTGGAATCCCCGTTTCGCGTGCAAACTCATTAAACTTGGCAATATCATCACTCGCGAAATCATGTTTTGGTTTCTTGTCAAGTCGAGTTTTAAGATCTTGGTTCTCCTGTCTCAGGGTCCCCAATTCCTTTAACTGCTCGGGTATATTTGCTTTTTTAAAATCCTCAACTGTCTTAAACTGCTCTCCAAACATCTCGTTCAGCATGGCAGTACGGATAGTCTCTGGATCTGGTACGTTCTTAGTCTTATCTTCAGGAGGAGTGGTTTTATCATCCTGAATCTTGGTCTTGTCATCATCTTGGATATTGGATTTATCCTTAATAGTGATGGGTTTGTCATCCTGAGTCTTAGTCTTATCGTCAGGAATTTTAGTCTTATCATCATCGGAAGTGCCGTCTTCCGGATTGATTTGCGCCTTGATTTTATTCGGATCAACACCCGGAATATCTAATAAGGCATTTAATTCATCTTCTCTGCCATTATTTTGTTTCAGTGCCATAGCGTAAATTTTATTTTACAAATATAATTATTTTTTATGTAGGAATAGTAACATTATTTTTTGCCACATCCTGAACAATATTTAAACTACTCTCAATACTTAATTTTTCCTTATCTCTTTCATGCTGTAATTTTGCAAATTCCTCATCAATCTCCTTTTTGCTACGATATAACCGTAACTCCTCATCAGTTTCTAATTTCGTTTGATCTGCCTCTGCCTTCGCCTTTGCAGCAACATTGGCTTTTTCTCTCTGGCTATCAATTTCCATATTCTCCCTCTGGAGTTGAAGTTGACGTTCCTTATTTTTCTTGCTCTTGTAATTCAAATAGGCTTCAGCAAATTTAAGAGAACCCGCTTCAAGTAATCTCTCTATCATCAGATAATCGGGAAGTTCAATTCCAATTATTCCATCCCTATCCGGGCTCATGGCTTTTGTCGCTGCATCAAGAATTGTAAACTTACGTTTTTCAGTAGGTTTTGCCTCGTATTTGATAAAATAATCAGCATCAACTGCATCCGCACCAACACTAATTATCTGCACCCCTAACTTGCCAAGAACAGGCATATAGCCCTTATAAGCTTCATTATTATGCTTAACGAGTAATTGAATCCTCAATGAAATATTCTTTGCCGATTGTTCTTTGAGATGAATATAACCACTATATATTGGTCTCAGAGCATTATTTGTTGCTGCAATTGCAAGTTCTGATCCACCTACTGATTGTTCTGGATTAGGCGTTGATGCATCTGCAATCTGATTTATTCCCGTTATTTCTCTTATGGCATTAATATTAAATTCAAAAATCTCCAAAAATTCTTTCAATTGAGGTCCGATACCTCCTGTTAATTCCTGAATGGGTTTCCATCCCCCGGGAGTATTTGGAAGACCTTTATGAGTTGTTGCTCTGTAAATCAAAATACCAGTCTGTGTTCTGATTTTTAAAAGATCCAATGGATCCATTTTTTTCTTGCCCAATGCCATATTCTGAAGTGAAGTAAACTCAATTGCCACCCCCGCAGGTGCTGCCAGTGCAATGGCATTCTGTAACCTGTAAAAAGCCAACGCCATTTGATGAAGATGTGTTTCTGAAAGACTTGCCAGCGATCTACCTGGTAATTTATAAAAATGAAATGATAATTCAACTTCTTTCTTGCCCGGTCGCGGGATATCATGTTGTAAACCGAAATCATAGACATAATCCGTTCCTATAATCCATTTACAACGATAAACCACTTGAATATCATATTTGGATGTTTTTCTTTTCTCGGTATTATAAACTTTTCCCCAATCCTCTCTGTAAGATATTTCATTGTCATACTTATTTTTCCTTGTGGTATAAAATTCACTATTTACAGATTTCCATTCGGCATCATAGACATCAACAAGGAAACTATCATAAGTAGCAGTTCTATTATCAGCATCATAGGTAAAATTATCAATTGATCCATTACCTCTACGGCCATTATAATCTCTGGCAAGATTTAAAAGTTCTGTTTCGGGAATATCTAATAATTTTCTAAGATCTGATATTGATACTGTAATAACTTCTCCTGCATAGGTCATGTTACGATGATCCCAATTATTTGAAAATTCTCCAATGAATTTTGCAGGATCAACATACCTGACTTTTACTTTTTTAGTGTATTGATCAACATAGTCTTTTGTACAGGCGCAACCAATAACACATGCATCACGAATAATTTTTTTCTTAATCTCTTTCCATAGAGAAATATAAAAAGTATAATCCAATCCCTGTTCTATTTCAATCTCTTTGCCAAGTTTAAATCCGCCGGCTCCTTCATAAATATTCAATTCTTCTATTGAATCCGGTACAAAATCCGTAACATTACCTATGCCTAACTGGCTTTCTATTTGTTGAAGTTGATCTTTAAAACGCATACGAAATGCCATATTTAATTTTGCCTCTTCACGTTCTTCCGTACTTGCGGAATCAACTGTAGTCGCAACGACCTGGTGATCTGTTTGCTCCATTATGCCTTCTACCACTCGCAAAAATTTAGGCATCACACTAAATACATCCCAATTTATATTTATATAACCCGTAAGAGCTTTATCATCATCACTCTCATCAAGGAGCATTTTCTGATATTGACGTATATCCTGACGACCATCTGCGAGATCCCTTAATGCCTTGATTTCATTTAAAGCACTAAATGGAATTGCTGTTTTGCCACGTATGTATCGGGAATATATTGCTTCACAATTCTTCTTTCCCCATTTCTCATTTTTATCGGCGGGGTTTATATCATCTCTCGGAAAAGGATAGGAACCTGTAGTGTATTTTTGAATTGACTCTGCCATTACAATAGCAAATTTTCAGTAAAATTAAACTATTTTTGAATAACTATACATTCTTTTCTTTAAATAATTATCAAGAGTATATTCTTTTTCCTCCAATTCGGCTATTTCATCATATATACCATGTGTTCCCAGAAGCGCATACCCACCTGCCGTAAACAAGTCATAATTAGTCATGTCCTCGGGACCGTCAATATCCCGGCATTCCTCAAGAATTTCTATATGTGTTTCCTCATCAGCCTCATTTTCTATCCAAGTCATATACTCCGTAAAAATATCCTGTTTGATTTTATTTGCCGTTGAGCCCGGTGTTTTATTCTGTTCAAAAGTCTTGGGATCAATCCGGTAAAGCAAATATTCCGGATAACCTCTTTCATCAAAA